TCACGCTCTTGTTGTAGAGCAATGGTCAATGCCTTGTTCGCATTTTCTTGTTGTTGGATGGCTTGGGCTTGTTGCTTTGTGGTTATGTTCAATTCATCTATAACACTTGATTGGTAACGCAATGCACCAATCAAAACCACTACAACAGCCCCTAACGCTATGTAAATGTACTTAGTCATTATCCGTTACCATTAATGCCCGATAGAGCTTACAACGCTCATCAATGCCATTTAGTCCACCATTAATTCTTCGCGTGACTTTTTCGACAGAATTAAGCTCAGCCAATTCATAGCATTTCCAATACCACACTGCAGTTTTAACAGATAAATCTAAATTCCCTGCTACATCTTCTGGCTCAATATCTCTACCTAACCATTTTCTAAATGCGGCATAATTATCCTTACCTGTAATCTGAATCAGTCCACGACCACGATACTTCCAACCATCTCCACTTTTCTCATCGCCATTACCCAAACGATTAGCATAAACACGATTGGCTATTAGCTCAGGTTTACGCTCATATCTCTTGGCTGTAAGAGGGTCTGGGAAATATTTACGGAAAGTTTTAGAAAGCCCAAGCCAAGAATAATTTAAATTTTCTTTAAATCTTGTAAATCCGCCACTTTCATGTCCACATTGAGCTCAAAACATCGCTTGCTGCATCTTATTCACACAACCTGCTTTTTCTATCTGCGCCGAAATAGCTTGATAAACACCTTTAACTGCGTGTGGAAAAATTTTATTAAATGTCACTTCGGAAATCATCATTGTCATCTTTTTCAATTCTCCGATTAATGAATTTAAATAAAAACTCGCGAATTTTTTCAGTACCAACAAAACCAATCATCGTACCGAGAAATGAAGAATATTCTGTATGCCCAAATAAATGTGTACAAATTGGCACCGCAACACCTGCAATAGAGGCACACATAGCCGCATCAATTAAAACATAACGAATAGCTGGCTTTTTACGCATAAATCCAAATCTTAAAAGAGAAATAAATAACGCCCAAAAAGCACTCTGTGCTGAGCTAGAACTAAGATTTGTTTGCAACCAAGACCATATTAACGCCCATACATCAGGCTCTTTAATTGGCATATATTTTCTCCCGCCTGTTCTTTAGGCAATAAAAAAGCCCCGACCGTTTCCGATCAGGGCTGTAAAATTCTTTCTTGCGTTTGCCATGCGCTAAAACCGCAATATAGTACATATGATACACTTTTAGTGTGCACTGTCAAGCGGTTTATGAAGTGCGGTAATTAGTGATGACGTGTCGCAAATATACCCATCGCAATCTTGGTTTAAATTGAGTTCGTATGCTGCCCATAACAACGCTACCGCAAAGAGAAATCTGAACATAATTTATCCTTTTTCGTGAATTTGAGGTGTAGCAATCCGCCACACGGTAAAGTGCGGTCGGATTTTCCGTTGTTTTTAGAAGTCGATTTTGACTGCTTTTGGATTAAAGCCTCGCAAGTGTTTTAATACACGCCAATTTGTCATTGGGTCGATGTTAAACTCTTGTGTAATACGGTTTAAGATTTGGTTTGTTGAGCGTAGCACGCTTAAATATTCGTAAGCCTGTCCATATATATCTCCGCTCATATTTGAGCCTAGCGCCTTAAAGGCTTTTTCGATATGTTGGAATGTGCCGACGCCACGTTTGAAAGCAAACCATAACCAAAGAAGCTGTTGGAGTTCGTACTCGGTAAATTCAAAACTGAATTTCTTTTCACTGCTAGGTAGTTCAGGATCAGTGATCAACTCCCCTTCTAAAATTATTTTGTGAACATACTCTACTGCTTCAGGGAGTTGTTCAAGGGTTAAATCTTCGATTGATTCCACATTAAAGCGTTGGTGGATTAAATGATAGGCATAGGAATAAATTAATCCTTTTCTGCTCACGAGCATATTCACGGCATTGCGTAAACCTGTTCTGTCATTGACGGATGTTTTGCTTTCATATTTTCCTGTTTTACGAATAGTAGGTAATACTTCCGCTGTAACCCATTTTCTAAAACGGTGTGGAATAGATCCTTTTTTAACTGCATCACGACAACGTAAGATCAAAGTGTACATTCCGCTTTCGCTGATGATATTCACTTCTTGTTGTCCGCTAGGGGTGTAAATTAAACTTACACCCTTTTCATCTTCATCTAACGCAATTAAAGATATACGAGAGTTTGTTAGACCGATTGCGTCACAAACGTCCTTTGCAACGAACCAAGGTTCATTGTTTATAGCTAAAGTGCGGATAGAATTTGATTCAAAATTGAATGTAGAGAGTTGGGCTTGAATTGTCATAACTGATACCTTTTCGAATTTTATGGCGGATAGGTGGTTCGAAAACCGCTCAGTTAAACGGCGTATGGTATTGAATATTCCCATACCCACCTATCCATTGGTAAAAATTAGACATAAAAAAATCACATTAACGCAGTGAAGTGCGAACTGATAATACAAGGAATTGGGTTTCGACTCCCTAGACCTTAGGTTTGAGTTTAATAAAAACCCTATCCGCTGTCAATACAAATTAGGGCGCCGGGTGGTTCGAAAGCCGACCAAAAGAAACGGCTGGGATTATTCCCCTTTCGGGTGTTGTATTCTCCGCCCGCCCGACATAGATGAAATTGGATTTATGCGTGTTAAGTCTTAATGGCAATAAAACTAAACGAGATCACAAATTTTGCGCATAAAAAAAACCGCTATGCTATCGGGTGCGGACTTCCGCTTTTGGTTTAAGGTTTCGACACCTTGAATAAAATACTAGAGGAAAATTTGGAGAATGTAAAGCATGAAAATTACATTTTATTGTGAACCATACTTGACACCTTGAGGAAATTATCTAAAATAATGTCAAAGCAATCGATAAGGATTAACAATGACAATCCAAATCAAAACCACTCTGACATTTGATTCTTGGTTAAGCAAACTAAAAAACTTGCGTGCCAAAGCGAAAATAAACGCACGAATTAAACGCTTACAGTTCGGCAACTTTGGTGATATCAAAAGTGTGAATGATGGGATTTTTGAATTACGGATTGATGAAGGTCAAGGTTATCGAATTTATCTTAAAAACCAGAATGGCGTATTAGTGATTTTACTTTGTGGCGGAGATAAATCCACACAAGAGAAAGATATTAAACAAGCAAAACTTCTCGCACAGGAGCTAGGATTATGACTGAACAATTAAAAGACTTTGATGTGGCAGAACACCTCACTTCTGAAGAAGAAATTCAACTTTACCTTAATGAAATTCTACAAGAAGATAATATTGAACTTATTTTATCCGCCCTTGGCGACATAGCCCGTGCGCGTAACATGAGCCAAATCGCACGTGATGCAGGGATAAGCCGAGAAGGTCTTTATAAAGCCTTATCTGGCACGGGCAATCCTACTTTTGCTACTGTAATGAAAGTAATGAAAGCCTTAAATTTACAATTCCAAGTGCAACAATCTCGATTCGCCTAAAAGAAATGCGGTCAAAATAGACCGCACTTTTCAGGCAATAAATAAACATTGCTTGCCTTCTGTTGATAATAGCAATAAAAGTGATGTTTTTACCGTTTTCAATCGATTGAAATATTCACGCCGTGAAATATGTAAATATCGCCAAATTTCTTGCTTTTCCCATCTCTTGATATAAGTCAGAACGAATACATCATAAAGTTCTGGTGTGACCTTTCTAATTACACCAAGGTAGCCATCAATTTCCATTCCTAATTCATCGCTTATAGGATGCGTACGATATTTTTCAGCATAACGAGCATCACATTTCATCTCTGCAAACCCTGCGGCTACACGTGGAAATTCAGTCTCATAACGAGGTGTAGCCCAATAACCAAATTCAACTGAAATCACATCAATATTCACGTAAGCTCCTTAATTTTTGCCTTGTAATACTTAATAATCGCCTTGCAATCTTCAATGGTGTATTTCTTTGGTTCGTGGTCTTGCCGTTCTAACCAAGCTACCTTATCTGCACCGATTTTATTGACGAGATTAATTCGATATTCGATGATGTTTCCGCTCTTGTGGTCATTACATGGTGCGCATTGCTTATGTACGTTGAGCTCACAGAATCTTAATTCAGGGCACGCCCCCACACTCCGATAATGCCCTGCGTGGTATTGACCTTGATGATACCGACCGCAACTGATACAAGGTTGGTCTTTATCTCGTAAACGGATAAATTTATTAAATACCGCTTGCGCCTCTTTTAGCCATTCTGAACGGCTTTTTAATTTAGCCTTACGTTCCCTTTGCTTTTTCTTCTCTGCTCGTTCTTGCGCTTTTTTCGCATTATCTCGAGCTAATTTAATCGCACATTCAGACGAGCAAACTTTCTGTGTCGAGCTAAAGGTTTTTACAAACGCTTTGCCGCAGACTTTGCATTTGGTTTCTTTAGGTTTGCTCATACCTATTCTCTATAAATGGCTTTCTTGTTGGTGCGACTTGCTGGATAGCTTACTTTTGGCATGGTTGCTAAAAAATCTCCTTTAGCTGTATTCGCTAATACTGTTGTTATTGCCGCCGCTATAATATTTTTACCGTGATCAACGCGTCCTATTATTTCAGTATTCACTACTGGTTTAGTGCGTTCAAATTTTTCTTTGCTACTCATCATCAGCTCCGCATATAAAACAAATAATCACAGTTGTTACTACAAACAAAACAATCGCTAGGGCTATTTCTTCTCTCATTTAGTGCCTCCAACCATCACTAAGAATTACATCGTTTTCTGCTGCCCACGCTTGAACATATTCGATAAGGCTTGCTAATCGTTTTACGCTCATTTGAGCGGTACTTTCTCGTAGGTTGATTACTTCACCCTCTAATCCGATTACCATTTCAGCCTGTCCACCCGTTGCAATTTTGTGAGCCGATACCATAATCATCTTCCAAGTGTCAATGTCTCGCTTTTTACCGTTAAATTCGCACTGTTTTGATATATCGCTTAGTAGTGCGTGAAGTTTTGAGTTCTGCTCAAGTGAGCGTGTTATCGGTTGGATTTTTACGACCAACGGCTTTTTATCGTCTGTTGGCAGCTCTTTGATTAAATCCAAGCAATTATTTTTAATGCGTTGATCGCGTAAAAAGAAAGGTTTGTATTGGCTCATCACATCATTCCCAACGCTTGAATAACATCGCAAAACTCATTCTTTGTACTCCACACCTAAATCTTCCAACCCAAAATAACCGCAAGATTTTGTTCGATTCACTGCGCTGTATTTACTTACCTGCGGAAACGGTATCGGCTCAATTAAGTGACCGTTACAGCGAAAACGATCGTCATCCCATTCGCTGCTC